GATCCAAATGATCCTGAACCAAATCTAAAAGATTATCAAGCTAAATTTGGATTAGGTGGCGCAGAGAAATGGCGTGCTGATCATAATGTTTGGATGCAGCGACAGGGGCAAAACCGAAAGCCTGTTTTGGCTCGCCCGATGCCGACGATAGGTCAGCCAGGAGTAAATAATGCACCTCAATCACCTACTCCACAAGCAACTCCAATTGCTGGATTAATTCAAGCTATGTTAGGAATGAACGGTTAATTCAATGCTCTTTGTTTCTGATGATGAACTCCGACAAAGACTCCCAGAAGTAGTTCATAAAACTATTTTTGAAGGTCGTGGAAGACCAGCAGGAAAAGAGACTATTCCATTTGAAGTTAAAGCTGCAATTTCTGCCTATGCGACTGTAGTTGGACCGACTGTTGCGTCACAGGTTTTCGATATCTGCGAAGGTGAAGCATCAAAGTTAAAGAATGGCATCATCAGCCAGAATAATGGGAAGAATGAAGCATTAAAAGCAGCACGGGATTCTCGATTAGGTGTAATTCATAATGCTGCTTTGGAGAAATTATTACTTTCCATCGAATCCATTGATGATGATAAAATTAGAGAAGCAAAACCTAGGGATCAAGTAGCAATTGCAGAAGGATTAGCTGGAGTATTCGAGAAAACAAGCGAAAAAGGCAATCAAATCAATGCTGGGCAGGTAATTATCTATGCTCCACGGCAGAATACACTAGACGATTATGAAGCTTCTATTGATATTACTCCAGTGAAAAATCAATGATCCAAACCCTAGAAACTCCAAATTTCACTTGGAAGCCAAATCCTGGACGTCAAGAGGATTTTCTGCGCCTTCCGGATGATTTTTTTGAAGCTTTCTATGGTGGTGCTGTTGGTGGTGGAAAATCTGAAGTTCTCTTAATGCTCCCCATCGCTAGAGAATGGTATAGAAATCCCCGTTTCCATGGAATTATTTTCCGCCGGTCATTTCCGCAACTTGATGAGTATCTCGTTCCTAAATCGAAGGACTTTTTCAATAAACTTGGCGGGAAGTACAATGAAACGAAACATCGTTGGGGTTTTGAATCTGGAGCGACATTAAGTTTTGGGTACATGGATGCAGATGAGGATGCTCATAATTATGACGGAGCATCATGGAATTATTTAGCTTTTGATGAGTTGACCCACTTCACTGAGTACATGTATACGTACCTATTAGCTCGTGTTCGATCACGAAGCGTTGATCTCCCAGCTATCGTTAGATCAGCAAGCAACCCTGGAGGAATCGGTCACCTTTGGGTCAGAGATAGATTTATCACACCCAAACGCGAAGGCTATGCTCCACTTTATGATAGCCAATCTCAAACTAGACGAATTTTTATTCCGTCAAAAATCAAAGATAATCCTAAACTCTTAGAATACCAACCCAATTATATCAATCAGCTCAATCTCATGCCGGAAGGTGAGAGAGAAGCGAAGATGAATGGTGATTGGTGGGCATTTTCTGGGCAGGTATTCTCGGAATTTAGAAATCTTCGACGACCAAATGAACCGGAAAATGCGTTACATGTTATTGACTCTTTTGCAATTCCTTCATATTGGCCTAAAGTATTATCACTAGATTGGGGATATACCCACAAAACCGCTGCATATTGGTCAGCTATTTCCCCAGATAACCGTATATACACATATAGAGAATATACTTGTTCTAAACAACCAATTGATATTTGGGGAGCAGACATCGGGCGCCTTTCACGACAGGATGAGAATTTAGTCATTACAACGATGGACCCATCGGCATGGAAAACTGAATCGCATGGAAAAACCATTGCTGAACAGTTTGAGAGCGCATCTGACATGCGTGTCGATAAAGCCATTAATGATCGCTTAAATGGTAAAATGGCAATGCATAATGTCCTTCGATGGCAAGAGCGACCGGCTAAATATATCCCGGCTGAGGGATATAATCAGGATACTTGGACTCGAATCTATCGTATTCATGGCGAGAAAGCTGCTCAGGAATATAAGCAGATGTTCATTCCTGAAAAATTAGAGACAAATATCCCAAGATGGCAAATCTTTGGTGATAATTGTCCAGAATTGGTGAGGACGATCCCGATTCTAATTTATGACGATAAAAGAACTGAAGACGTCGCCAAGTTCGATGGAGATGATAGTTATGATGCAGCACGATATAACATCATGTCCATTGACACATATCTGAAAGAATGCCAAGAAGAGCATGAGAAATATCAAAGAATTGCTATGGCGCATGATCAATTGGCTAAAACTGGCGACCAGACGAACTTCTACAGACAAATGGAAAGTGTCGAATCCAAGAATAAAGTTGTCAGATACAATCGTTTTGCCAATCGCAGATCCCAAAGATATTTACATTGCGCATCTTGAGTCTGAGATAGAGTTCTTGAAGAATTTAGTATCAAAAAATAAACTATTCATCCCTGATGAACTAGAAAATGAAGTGGATATTAAAGATTTCAAACCTATTAAAAAGCGTTTATCAAACAAGCAATTGAATGATAAGATGAGAGAAGCTGATAAAAAGCGTCATGAGATGCGAGATTGAGAAGTGTGAGGAAAATGCGATTGCAGAATTGTCCTGGTTTGATACAATGGGAGTTTTTGTCTGCAAAAGGCATATCCAAACTTTAGAAGAGACAGTAAAAATATTACATCTAGAACCTTTGGATATTAAATACATTAAATGAGTACTCCTATTATCGCACCAAATGTACAAACTCAATCGACTGACCCATCAATGCCTGCTGTTACTACATTTCAAGAGGATTTAGTAGCCGCAGGACAACGAAGAGTCAATCTAGTCTGGGAGTATACTCAATCAGCAATTGCAGTTATTGTTGTCCTTTCAAATATGATCGTTGCTGTCTATGATGGAATAGTTGGTAGAGGATTGAATGATTTCCCTGTAATTCTATCTTCATCACTATTTTTAATCGTTGGTTTCTACTTTTCTCGCACTAATCATTCAGCTATTGGTGGGGTAGGAAAGAAGCCAGTCGAATCGTACACAGGGAGGTGACAATATGTCAATAGTGTGTATTTTATGGATCTCGGCGTTTATAGGAACCATAATTTCAGCTATCGGTAAATGTCCACTTTGGGTTCCTGTTCTTCTTGCATCCATTGCAGGATTAATGGGGTGCCTGCCGTTAAGGTAGAATATGGAACTCGAAAGTTTGCTAATCCGGCAACATCGAGAATGGATGTTCAAGATGGATGTAGTAATTGTACTACTATCCTCTTTAGTAAGACAGAATGGAGATATTATGGCTGCTCTAGATGATCTCACGGCGCAAGTAAAGGCAAATTCTGATGTGGAGGCTTCGGCTGTTGTTCTTATTCAGGGTCTAGCGACGCAAATTGCTAATAATACTAGCGATCCTGCTGCTCTGGCTGCTTTATCGACTCAGCTAAAGACTTCAGCAGATGCATTAGCGGCTGCGATTACTGCTAATACCCCTGCTGCACCAAAGGTGTAAATGTATTTGATACTCCGGATGACTGGATGGGAGCATCCGGAGTATCATTTTTAACTTTTGGGGTATTTGAATGACCCAGGATTGGAAACCTAGAGTGGTACGAGCAGGTGATAGATTAAATAGTTGGCTATTAGGTATAATGGCAGTAGCAGTAACGACGGCGGCAGGATGGGGAGTAATAAGTATTAAAGATAGTGCAGCAGAAGCATTAAAGATTTCCAATAGTGTGCAATTTGTCACGGCGCAAAGAATCTCAGCAGTAGAATTGAGAACTGCGGTTTTAGAGAATCAGAATGCTGATGTGAATCGTCAATTGAGTGAGATTAAACAAGCTCTTGATGATCTAAATAAGAATGTCATTCGTTTAATTAGAGATCGGGGACATGATTCAAATGTCAACCATTGATGTGAATGGTCTTATAGGACAGATTGCATCAAATACTTTGCCTCAGATCATTCAATTAGTAGCTGGGATGATTTTGGCTTCACAAGGGAAAGCGGAGGAATCTGCACAAGTTTTGGCTCGTGTTGGATTGCCTACTGATGTCAATATTAGCCCAGAAGCATTTATGGCTTTTGTGAATGCACAGAAAAAGGTTGTGGGATGAGCAAACTTAAGTTTTATCTATTTGGAATTGGTTTATCCATTATTTCCATCGGGGCATCCTGCCCGGGAAATCCTCCTGCTCCTCCAGTGACCTCCTGCGACGCCTGTAGCCTCTATAAGAACCCTGAAACGGTCCGGGTATGCCAGAGCGTTTATTGCGTTTCGGCTCGTCCTACAGCCACTCAGGCAGCTACAGCAGCACCCACGGCGACGGTAGTGCCTGTGGTAACAGCGACATTAATCCCAACCATTTCCAAACCAACAAATACACCAGCTCCAAAAGGTCAAACTCCTCCAACTGTAGATTTCGTTAATGGTTGTGATGCTTCTAATCCAAATTCAGTGAATCCTGCTACTGGAGTCTGCGAATTTAATATTTGGATGAAATTAACAATTCCGGACATGATTAATTTTACTCCTGCTTGTGGAAATAATTGTTCACCTGCATTTTGGCATCCCCCAGGTATGGGATTAGCTTGTGATCATATGTATGCGGATCAAGGTGCGGCATCTGCTGTATTTGAACCCAAAATTGGCAAATGGGTAACTGTGATGTATTATGTCTGTAGCGGAAGACTTTGGGATAGTGTAATCAATTTTGATGTGCATGCTGTATCTGGCAGCATTTCATGGACTCCTCGAACAAATCGGCCAGATCCATATAATGGAATCATTGCTGGGCATGGGTCTTATGTCGTATGCATGCCTAGTGATGCATATACCTGTAAAGATCCTAATGATCTAAATGATCCGAAAGTGTACGATATTGGAGTATGTCCTTCTGGAAATATTCTTTTGAATAGCCAAGCATGCGTTGGTCCTTATACTGTTAATCGGTGATTAAGTGATAGAAGATACGCCTCAGACTGAGAATCATCCGACGATTAACCAAACTGAGGCGCAAGCTCCGGAAAATAATTTCGACCCATCTCTACACTATTACGATTGGAAAACATTCCCGGATGAGCTCAAATCTGCTCTAAAATCAATTAAAGATGAGCAGGATAGAGAATCACACATGACGCGGAATCGGCAGATTCCAATTTGGCGTCGTAATGAGGCATTTTTCAAAGGTATTCAACGTGGGATCTTCTCAGAGATTGCTCACGATTATGTAACTCTCCAAGATTTAGCAGGAATGGATGAGTTCAAAGATATAGACTATGAAGATTACGAACGATGTATTAATATCTGTAGGGCTCATGGTGAGGCTATTATTGCTGCGCTTTCTGCTAATATCCCCAATACTAAGTTTACCCCTGCTGATGCAGACAATCCAGATGATATTGCAACCGCGAAGGCTGCGCAGGTAATAAGTGAACTAATCCAGGGGTATAATGATGCGCCGTTGAGAATCATCAAGATGCTCTATCATCTTTATACCCATGGATTAGCATTCACTTATAACATCTATAATCGAGATAAGAAATTTGGCATTGTCAGGACTCCGGTTATTGATACCAAAACTATTGTAAATTCACAGCAGACATGTCCAATTTGTGATGAGCCGTTGGAAAGCATGCCTGGGATATCTGTAGCTTGTCCCAATTGTCAAAATGAAGTTGTTCCTGTTGAAAGTCAGACTTCTGAGACAATCCCATATATACATTCATGGGATGAATCTCCGAAAGGTAGATCAGTCATTGAAGTTTATGGTCCAATGCATGTCACTGTTCCATTTTTCGTTAAAAATTTGGATCAGGCAGGATATATCAAACTTGATACTGATTTAGATCAGGCATTGGTAAAGGAGATTTATCCAGGATTCAATTTTGGTAGATATCCTAAGAATAACTACGATAGACAGGCGAGAACTCCGGCGGATCAGCCATTCTATGAGGGGCAGAATTTATCTACAGTTTCCCGTCTATGGTTCCGACCTTGGATGTTCAATAGATTGTATGATGAGAATCAGATTGCTCTTCTAAAGGAAGCATTCCCAAATGGCTGCTATACTGTGTGGATTAATGATGACGATTTAGCCGAAGTTTGCGATGAATCTCTAGATGATTGCTGGACAGTCACCGAATGTGCAATATCTGAGTACATCCATGCTGATCCTTTGGAAAATGTTCTGATTCCGATTCAAAGAATGCTCAATGATCTAGTCAATCTAACGATGGAGACAATTGAGACAGGGATTTCTATCAATTTCGCCGATCCCCAAGTTGTAAATATTCCAGAATTGGCAAATCATCATGCATCACCTGGGGATTTCATTCCTGCAAAGGCACGGGCTGGACAATCTTTGGATTCTGCTTTTGCAAGTACCCAGCCAAGCACACTCTCACAGAGCATTGAGCCTTTCAATTCTTATCTTACTGAGTCTGCTCAGTTTGTTCTTGGTTCTTTTCCTAGCATTTATGGTGGTCCTCAAGGTGGTTCTAGAACTCTCGGAGAATACCAAAAAAGTAATGAAAACGCCCTTCAAAGACTCTCTATCCCATGGAAATCATTAGCCTCCGCATGGGGCAAAACGATGAAAAAGGCAGTAATGCTTTTCATTAATAATATGATTGAGGATGAGCATTTTACAAAACCTTTGGGTGGGACATCATTCATTAATGTTTGGATCAAGAAGATTGATACGACTGGCAAACTTGGAGATATTGTAATTGACAATTCTGAGCAACTTCCGGTAGCATGGCAGCAGAGACGGGAATTGTTTATGCAGATTTTGAATCAGCAACCTCCCAATCCCCAATTGCTTCAGGTTATTATGCATCCTGAGAATATCAATATGGCATGGCAGATGATCGGATTGAGTGAATTGTATATCCCAGGAGATAGCGATAGAGATAAACAACTCAAAGAGATTTATGAGATGATCTCCGGAATTCCGGCTCAGATTGATGAATTTGATGATCCTAATATACACATGCAGGTCATCAAGGCATTCATGGTTGGTGATGTTGGTCAGAATTTGAAGGTATCTAATCCTCAAGCATACCAATTGATCCAGCAGCATTATCAGCAGCATCAGCAATCAATTCCTCCGGCTCCCCCACAGACTAAACCTCCATCACAGAGTATCAATTTCAAAGATTTACCCCCAGATGGACAAGTACAGATGGCAAAAGAAGTAAACATTCAGTTAAACCCACAGCAATTGATGCAACAGCAGCAGCTTGAGCAGGCTCAGAAAATGAAAGCTCCAGAAGGATTAAATTAATGAGTGCGGATAGTTCAGACATGGATATTCTAGCCGAAGGGGTGCCCGATGAGGGAGATCCAGACAAGACCATTATTGATGGTAGTGAAGATACTAGAAATGATGAATCTGGAGAAGAGACTACTGGAGATACTGATTCAGAGGGAGAGCAAGAGGATGATGGAGAAAAGGAATCAGAGGTTGATGAAAACCTCGATGACCCATCATTATTCAAGAAACTAAAAGCAAAGCATCCTGAGATTTTTAAGGAATTTCCTGAATTACGTAAAGAGATTGCCCTTGCACAGCAGATCACTACAGTTTTTCCAAATGTAGAAGCTGCGAAAGAGGCACAAGAAACTATCGCTGGATTTGAATTGATCCGGGAAGCAGCTTTAGCAGGAGATCCGAAAACGATTCTTGAGGAGATTGCAAGAGCCGACGAAAATGCAGCAGTTAAATTTGCTGTAGATTTCGTCCCAATGCTTGAGAAGAATGCTCCGGCATTATACAATCAAGTAGCAACTCCAATAGTAAAAAATATCTTACGGGCAATTGCACAAGAAGCAAAAGCCAATGGAAATCAGGATCTTTACTATTCAGTAGGTCATATCTCAAAGCGCATCTTTAATTCTCCTAATATCCCAGATGACATTGCACCTCCTCCTGAGATTCTTCAAAAACAGACTGAATTGGAAAAGAAGCAGAAGGATTTTGAGTCATCCAAGCAGTCATATTTTGAGAATGGGATCTCTGTATCCGCAGAGAAGCGTTTAACAGCGGCTATCTCTAATGGACTAGATCCAGAAAACACAATGTCTCCCAAAATGAGAGATGCAATCGCTGCTGACACTGCAAAAGAGATCAAAGATGTGCTACGAAGCGATAAACGATATCTCGCCACAATGAATTCTTTATTCAAATCTGCCGCTGACAATGGATTCTCGCCGGAAGCTAGTGAAAAAATCATTAACACGTTCCTAGCACGTGTAAAACCGTTGATCAATCCTGCGCGACAGAAAATCCGTTCGGAGTATCTGCAAGAGAAACGCAACAAGAATGAAATTAATAAGTCGCAAAAGAAATTTATACCAACTTCTGGGAATTCTGGAAGTTCTACTAAATCTCTAGATCCTAGAAATATTGATTACCGTCGTACTTCCGACGCAGATATTCTGAGTGGGAAGATTAACTACAAAGGGAAATAATATATGAATTCGGCACAAGTTGTTGCTGTCGAAATCGAAAATGTGCGGAAATTGCTCCCTACATTATTCGAGCGAGATGCAACTTTTTATAGTACTATTGAGAAGAAGGATGTTGAAGTTGTATCGACGAGAGATATGCGAGTTCCTTTGGAACTTCGACCGGGGGGTAAGTTTCGCGCCATTGATATTGATGGTGGAGATCTAGGTCGTGGCGATGGTCCGACGTATGACAAAGCTGTAGTGTCTACTTTTCCGATGGGCATTGCGTTTGAGTTTACCGCAAAGTCAGATTGGGGAAATGATGACTCTCGAAAGGGTGTCGTCAAGACATTCCAGCGTATTGTCGCTACGTCAATGAAGGAGATGAGAAAGCAGATTGACAGCCAATGCTTAACTGGAGGTGATGGTGTTCTTGGGACTGTCTCTGCGGTTAGTAACTCTGGTGGTGTTGATACTGTTACTCTAAATTCTGATGGATTCGGCGCTCGTCTAGTCCGATATGGTCAGAATGTCAATTACTATGACAGTACTCTAGCTACGAACCGTACTACAAACAATGCTCGTCCTATCACTTATTTTGATGGTCCGAATAAGCAAATCAAGACTGCTACGACTGCTGGATTGACTGCTGGCGATAAGGTTGTTGTGGAAGGATTGTCTGCTACTCCTCCTGTTTGGCTACAGGGTGTTCCTTATCATCATAATAGTGCATCAACTGGTACATGGCTCGGATTTGATAGAAGTACGACACCAGAGATTCGTGCAAATAGCGTCGCTGCTGGTGGTCCTTTGGCCCTACCTTTTGCCCGTCTTGCACTAAACAAGATTGGTGATCGTGTTGGTATGGACAATATGGAAAAAACCACTGCATGGATGCATCCTTGCCAGAAACAGGCTTATGAGCAATTGGGTCAATTGGTAAGTCTTATTCACAAGCAAGCTAAAGATGAAGCTCTTGATCTTTACTTTGGTGATGATATGCAAATGGCTGGAGCATCAGTCAAAACGCATTTTTCATGGGATAAGACTCGTATTGACTTCGTTGTTCCTGAGGTTTGGGGCCGTGCAGAAATGCGCCCGGTTGATTTCTTCGAGTCTAAGGATGGCCGTAAGATGTTTGAGACTCGTGGTGCTTCTGGTGGTGTTGCTACTTCGACGATATTTTATATCGTTGCAGTATTCAATACTTTCGTATCAAATCCGGCGATTTGTTCATACATCTCTGGTCTCTCAGTTCCGACCGGATATTGAGGAAAGGATAAAACAAAATGGCTTTCACTTACACAACTGAATGTCCTGAGAAGTTTGGTATTGGTGGTAAGAATCAGCAGGTAGTTAGTCCTATCGTTTTGGATAGTGCTGTCGCCACGATTATTCCTACACATAAGATCAGTCAATTAACTGGTACTGGGGCGGTGACGACTATCCAGGTTCCATATGATGGTTTCGCTGGAACTATCATTCTGATTCCTGATGGCGCATCAACCTTTACTAATGCTGTCAATATTGCTGTTGCTGTTACTAACGTTGCAAATAAAGCTCAGGCTTTAACTTACAATCCTATTACTGGTAAGTGGTATCCGTCGTATGTTGCGTAATTGAAGAAAGGTTGGGGCTGGAGATAGCTTCAAAGGCCCCAATTAATTATGACAGTAGAAGAAATTAACAAACTTTTGGTTAAACATTTCGGAGTAAATGACGACAAGCGACCATTATTCCGAATTGTCTGGTCGAATGATCAATTAGAAACTCGATGGGGCACTTTTCGAGAATTCTATGGTCCTATTTTCCTTCGGGAGACTACTGGAGTTTGTAAGGATAGACATAAATATCCCTGGATTCGTGATCGTTGGATTCTAGAAAGATTGACATTCCCAGCATCGAAGTATCGGCATTGGAGTCCAGAATTAATTGGTGTTGAGAATGGCAGTTATGAGATTATTTGGAAATTTGAGACTCCGAATGAAGAGTATCAATATCCAATTTGGCAAGCTGTAAAATGTATCATTGCAAGTCTCTTTGCAACTAAAGAGAAACTGACACAGGCAGATTTGGATCGTATGGAAGCGGAAATGGACGAAAAAGACGTAGTAGAAGACATGATGAAAATCGAAGAAAATTCACCAACGCTGTCGGGGCAACTGCGTGATGGATCGGCTATAATTGCTCCTGGAGTAAATTGATGAACTGTACAATCGTATCATATTTTAAGAAAGACATTTTTCGTAAGCACAATGGGATCTATCCTGGGGAATTTCTAATTCCTGCTGCAAAGAATGATGATCCCGGACTTCTTACCATTGGCCCATCGGTGCATTATGTTGATGGTAAAGAAGATATGCCCCCGACTAAAGTGACGACTGATTCCCGACGAATGGCAGAGTCAATTATCGGTGATTATATCTTCGATACTGCTCATGCTATCGCTCCTGGGGAAAGACAACCTGCATTATTCTTTGTCGAGGGTGATATCTCTGTCCCTGAAATCAAAGCTAAATATAAGCCTCAGATTGAATCAGCTAAAAAGATGCAAAATGAATGGTTCATTGAATTGGTAAAATTAGCCGATGAGGAATGGGCACGAAATCCTGGCCGGCATACATTAATTGCTGATAATGCACGATTAGCTGCTCGGGAATTAAATCTCGATCGCCCCTGGATGATGGAGGCTGAGGATATTAAAGTCAATTGTAAATTCTGTAAGACTTCGGTTGATCCGGATGCAATTATCTGCTTTACCTGTAAGCAAGTTTTGAAGCCGGAATTGATGCCTGAGGTGAAAAAGTGAATACACGAGCTAAGTTTACTTGTACTTCAGTAAGAAAATATAAAGGGTGGACTGGTACTTCTCCATTTTTATATGAAGCTGAATTTTCTGCTGTAACTGGTGATTCCGAAGAGAATAAGCAATTCTTTGGATCTACGCCTACAGGAAGTCTTAAAGTATCAACAGTCAGAGAAGACCATTTTGAGCCTGGAAAGTCATATTATCTAGACTTTAGTGAGGCGCAATGACATTAGATGACATCATTACCGATGCCCAGGCTCATTTGAATGATTCTGATGGGACTCTATTCTCGCTAACTAATCTATTAGTTTATGCTCAGATTGCTATGCGAGATTTGGAGGCTCAATTATTGGTAAATGATGTCCAATTGTTGGAAGTTGTATCAGCTCGTATCACCGTTCCTGCGGGACAATTAGATTTAGATGATGATCAGCCTACCGATTTGGTAGTTCCAGAAAAAATGATGGAAATTCAGGAGAGTGATACAACTCCTGAAAATTGGTTACATATGGAGAGAGTTCAGACTTTACCGATTGAAACTCAAAATGAACTCTTAAGATATTGGACATTCAAAGAAAATCTCATCAAATTTCTAGGTTCCACAGCAAATCGAGATGTAATGCTATGGTACAAGAGATTGATTGTTGACGTTTCAGCACATGATGATCCGATTGTTTACTTACAAGCTCAAAATTATCTTGGTTATAGAACAGCAGCACTAGCGGCATTACGTATGGGTGAGGATCAGGAAAGAAGTGATAGTTTGAATCAGGATGCTGATAAATCTATGGAACTTCTTTTAGCTATTGCTGTTAAAGATAATCAGGCGTATCCGGTAAGACAAAAACGTTATAGTTCTAAATTCAAACAAGGTTATCGTAGATTGATCTGAGGCAATTGTGCCTCGCTTTGATGAAAGGCAGATCAAATGGCATTCATGCAGAATTGGATTACAAGCGCAAGAAGTCAAAGTGATAATGGAGTTTATAATATTGCTGGTGCAGGTGCACCGACATCTGGGACATCTGGAACTGCTGTTGGTGTTTGTGGCCCAGGTTCAACTTATACTGATGCTACAAATGCTATTATTTACTTAAATACTGGCACATTAGCATCTCCAACATGGACTGCAATTGGTAATGGTCCTGGAGAAGTTAAACCTTCAAATCTTGGTCTTCTGGTTATCAATAAAACTGGAAGCGACATTGTCACTGATAAAGTCGTCGCAGTGACTACTGTTGATGCGACGAGCGGTAATCCCAAAATCGTCCTAGCAGATGCAGATGTCGCTGCTCATGATAATCTATGGATTACTACTGCAACTATTGCTAATAATGCTTCTGGCGTTGTCTATAAAGGCGCTACATCAGCAGCAACATTAAACACTAACTCATTCACATCCGCCGGTGATGCTGTTTATCTATCAACAACTGCTGGCGGATTTACTCAAACTGCCCCGACGACTGCTATTTCTCGTGTTCACGTTGTTGGCTATGTTCTAGTCAAATCTGCAACGGTTGGTCAGATTCTCTGGCAGATTACTACTGGCCCTAGACTAATTGGAACCAATGAAATTCAAGCACTATCAATTACTAATGCATTAGCGGCTGGTATGACGCGTGGTACAGTAAAAGTTGGTAATTCTACTGGAGCAGCATCCGATCTAGTAGCATCTGTATCTGGTCAGATTTTACTTGGTGATGGTACTGATATTAATTCGACTGCTGTAACTGGTGATGTTACCATTAGTGGTGCTGGAGTTACAGCTATTGGTGCTAATAAGGTTCTTAGTACTATGATAGCTACTAATACCCTTCAACGAGCATCAGGGCAGATCACATCAGCTAATATTACTGGTACTTCCGCTGGCCAATTAGGGCATGCTAATGGCGTTGTTTTAGTGGCTACGCCAGGGGCTAACGTTGCACTTCAAATAGAAGCATTTTCAGCTTATTACGCATTTGCAACTGCTGCATATACTGGTGGTGGTGATGACGTTTCTGTTCGTTGGGGTGCGGGTGGTGCTGCTATAACTGGTGTAACTACAAAGGCTAACCTTTTAGGTGCTTCAGGGAATAAAGCTGTTTATTTCAGTCCATTATCGGCTGCTGCTACTCCAATTGTATCTAATGCAAGTATAAATCTAGTTGCAACTACTGCATACACCCAACCAGGAACTGCTGCTGGAGTTCTTAATTGGGAAATCTGGTATCGTACAATGGCTGTTGGATTCTAAAATGTCATACATTGGATTTGACAAATTAAAGGCTAAATTAGCAAGAAAGCCTGGAGTTACAAATCCAGGAGCATTGTCTGCCTTTATTGGCCGTAAAAAGTATGGTAAAAAGAAGTTCCAAAAGGCAGCGGCAAAAGGTAAGAGTATGCGCGGCGCATTAGGATTAAGTGACAATGATGGCGACGAGGGTTTACCCGGAAGTAGATAATGTCAACGAGAACTCATGAAGCTGTAGTAATAAGTGAGTTTAATGGCAAATGGTCTCGGGGTGAGAAGGAATCTTGCCCCGTAGATCATTCTCCAGATGAGAAGAATTGTGCGTTTTTAGATAAAGGTGTAAAATCACGTCCTCCATTCTCTACATACATTGATACCTCCGATTCGGATAATCGGGCAGGAAAAACCATCCATCGTGTTCATCCTTATACTATTTCAGGGCACATTGATGGCGTTTTTATCCCTGCTGAGGTACGGTTATTAGTTTACTATTCTGATGGTAAATTATTTGACAGTAAATTAGGATTTGACGACGCAGATGCTATTTTTGATACATCTGGATTTACTCACCCAAGCTTACACGTTGATTTTTCTGTCTTAAATATGAACAATCGCGCCTATATCTCTTTCCATTTTAGAGATTTTGGTGATGCTGAGATTCCGATGCAGGTTTATGATGCATCGGATGGGACAAATGTTACACGGGATGCATTAGGATTAAAGCCGGCATCGGCTACATCGAGCATAACTGAACCATCAGCCGGAAATGTCGATGCTGGGCAATATGTCTTAGCAGTTGCATATGAAACTGCATCTGGATTTATTACGCCTCCACAGGCTGTAGGGAATAGAACAGTTAAAACTGCTGCTGGGGCAAAGAATTTACAGTTTAATGGTATCCCAACTGGACCATCAGGAATTGTTGGACGATATTTATTATCCTCTAAAGTATTTCCAACCATTGGGGCAGATGTTGACAGCTATGAATTATTCTTTATCCCTGGTGGACATATTGCTGATAATACCACGACAGTTCAGGCTGTAAACTATTTCTCAACTGATTTAGTAGATTCCGCGGAGTATCTTAAAGATTTAGAAGAGACCCAAGTATCAGTCCTCGGCATGTGTGAGTATAATGGGCGAATGATACTTTGGGGTGATCCAAATGATCCGAATAGCATCAAAGGTTCCCAACCTGGGAAACCAGAATCATTTCAGGCATCCGATTGTTCACTAAATATTAGCGTTAACTCTTTAGGTCAAGCAAAAAGATGCGTCGCATTCCGTGGTAATCTGATGATCCATAAGGAACGGCAAACAAAAGTAGTACGGGATAATGGATTAGAGCCGGCAGAATGGGAAGTTGTTGACGTGGATAGCTCTGTCGGAACTGAGATTTTTGGTGTTGGAGAAGTATACTATGGAGATTCGACAAGCTCTGATGCCTATATTTTAGCAGACCGTTCAGGGATTTATCTATTTAATGGAGTCATTCAAAAACCAGCATTAACTTACAAAATTGAAGATTTTTGGTTAACAAATAATGCCGGTCCAACTGCATTTTTGTTCAATCGTACACAAGTCAAGATTGATCCTATAGCCAAAATTATTTATGTTTCAATAATTGTCACTGATACTACTCAGACAAGTAATCTAGGACCTAGATTTTTAGTTGGCGATTATGCTAAAGGTTTGGATGCTAAATCAATTCGATGGTCTGAGTGGAATTATTATGAGGATCTAGATAAATCGCAATGGCCTGCTAATGATAATTTTATTGATTGGATCCAAATTATCATAGATAATTCTAGTTTACAAGCTATAGTTTTAGTCCCTGATAGTAATTTTGCAAATTTGGGTCAAATTGGGGGAGATGCTACAGCGCAAATTGCTGAGGAGAATTTTACCTCTCACTATTCTACATCTTTAGTTGGTATCAATCAGGATGAGGCTGATGGGATTTTTCATTTAGGAACTATTAGAGCTAGGATATCTCAAAATACTAATTCTATCGAGATTGAGCAGTGTATTAATGTCTCTATTACTAATTTAGAGGAGAATAATACAGTTGATCTTGGAGATGCCATTTTAGCTGCTCAAAGCGCGACTGAAAAATATCACTCAGAGATTGAATGGTTAGCAAATTATAAAGATGAAGCATTCCGAGTAATCTTTTCCTCCGTCCGTGAAAATGCTGGTACTAAAATGGTAAATAGCTCATTTTTATTACAGAAGATTAGGCTTTATATCAAAAAGATTTTCAATTTTAGGCCACTAATGAAGAAAGCTTCTTGCGAAATCCATAATATTGCACCAGTTTTAACCGTTCCAACTGGGGATAATGTTCCTATTTTGCTAACTACTGGCGGAACTAGACATTTCACATCTGATGAAGGTACTGCTATCACTATGGATGATGTTGATTCTGGTGGTAATATAGAACAACTAAGCCTAACTGTAACCCCATTTGATGGTTCCCATAATTGTAATTTAACATTAACATCCACTACTGGAATTACAGTAATGTCTGGTGCTAATGGGACGCATACAATGGTTATTCGTGGAACTCTAGTCAATATTAATGCTGCATTGAATAATATGGCTATTCATAATACTTTAGGTGCTCCATCAGACAGTATGACTTTGACATGTATTGCTAATGATCTTGGAAATACTGGTATTGGTGGGCCTTTAACTGATACGAAAACTGTAGCTATTCTATTGCAGGGTGCATGAGCGATTTTGCGATTCTAAATCGTCTTTTACTTTCTGAGCAGGGAAAGTTAGATAAGCCTCTCTATGAATTATTAGAGAGATTGATTAAGGCTGTAAATACTATTCAGACTGATACATCAATTAACCCAGGATGGAGAGTCTTTAATAGCGCAAATATCAGTATTCCCAATAATACCGATACAATGCTCACTTTTGATAGCGAAACTTATGATGATGGGTATCATAAAACTACGGTTCAAAATAATCGGATTACTATCAAATCTGCTGGGCGTTATAACATTGGGGCAAATATTGAGTGGGCGAATTTAACTATCGGGACTAGAGTAGTTTATTTTCTTTTGAATAGTACAACAATCATCGCAGCTACAGAATGGGCAGCTTTAAGAATGAGTTTGTCGATGGATTATGCTTTTATAGCTGGTGATTATATAGAAGTTTGGGTTAAGCAAAATTCTGGTGGGGCATTAAATGTCGTGGCGACGGCATATTCCCCAGTATTTTATGGTCATGGGATTTAAAACTGGTATTTGTTGTGTCTGTGCAAAAATGAAGAAATCTTTGCTTCTTTGTAATTTTTGTTCAGCCTGGATTTGTGGTGATTGCCGGGATAATTTGTTCAGTAGGGGTATAGCGTTCGTGAAACAGTTTATCAAACCTATTAAATGTGGCCCAAGTTTTGATTTTGAGGAGCATAGATTATGAGCGTTGGTCCTGATCCTAATGGTCCTAAACCTCCTGGAGTATCTGATACTGCATGGTATGGATATACTCAAGTTGATAGTTCTAAACCCTTAGATTGGTGGGGGGCTCAAGATAATCTTGTAGATCCTAATGCTAAAGGCTATGAACGATACAAGAGCGATAAACTAGATGCTAATGGTCAACCAATTCAAGGAGATTTTGAGCATCCTGATGCATGCCCTCCTGGGACACTTGCATTTGGCCAGCATCAATGTCTGAGCACAAATGATCCTAGAATGGCTCCATATGTAGATCAGAGTCAAAATCAAAGTCAGATTCCTGGGTTCCCTAATGGTCAACAGAATCAACAACCTGCTGCTCCAGTTGCGCCGCAGAAACCTGATATGAGTACGCAGCAAAATACTGCATATCAATCCCTTGGTGGTTTTGGATCATCAGGATCACAAATGCCAGGTATGAATGGACAAACTGGACAAAATCCTATGGGGCAATCATCTCCAATGCAACAATCTCAAAATTCAACAATTCCAGGATTCTCTACACCTTTTCAGCTTAAACAAAAACCTGATCAAAATAGGAGCGCATTTGGTTATGCCCGACAATACTAAAGAAATAACTTCTGATCCTAATACCAAAGTCGTCATGACCTTCAATTGCGACAAATGTGATCAACTTTATTGGGCATTTCTGCCAAATGAATTAGCTTGGTGGAATACTATGTCCCAATTTGATCAGGATAAGTTTATGCGAAAGCATTATAATGAGCATCTCAAAGTCTGCTATGTCTCTAGACGTAACTAAATTTTCTTTTCCAGTGGAGCATCTTATGCTACGTGATGATAGAATTGCATTTTCACATAAGGTTGCTGAGTTGATCATTTGGGCGAAAAATCAGGGCTGGGATCTTGTTTTTGATGAGGGTAAAGTGTTTCAGGATCGGACCGGAATTTTAGAGGATGCCCCACAAGGTTTAATTGCGGCTGATTTAAACAAACATAAATTCCTTGATCGTGTGCATTTACCAAAATCTTTCCATTATATAGGTTTAGCTGCTGATCTTCTCCTCTATATTAATGGGGTTTATCAACCCGAAAAGTGTACTCAATGGGATATAATCTCAAATTATTGGATTAGCTTAGATCCAAAATGTACTTGTGGTAAACAATTTAAGAATAATGCTGGAGATTATAACCATTTCTCATGGGGGGAAAAATGATTGGACTATCTGAAAGACCAGCAGTCAGAAATGATATCCCTCAAATCCTTGAGATTTATAAACAAAATCCAACATATGATCTAGATGTCTTTCATAATGTAATTAAAGATAGTGTAGTAACCTTTAATGAAGAAGTGGTTGCTTATGGAGTCCTGAAACATTTTGCAGAAGCAGTGATGGTTATTGATCATACTAGATCAAAGAATGTCCAGGTAACATCTTTCAAACAATTAATGGATCAAGCTGTAAAAGTCTGCCAGGACATGAAGATTCAGGATTTACATGTTTTCACCGAGAATTTAAGTTTTTCTGATATTTTAATTAATAAGTTTGACTTTCATAAAATTAATGGAGTAGGACTCCTGAGGAGAATTGATGGGTAAAAGTTCTGGTGCGCAACAGGTAAATAGTAATATCCAGGGGCAATTGTCTGGACTTCAAGATAAGAATAATCCACTAAATTCTCTGATGCAAGGGCAACAGGGATATCTAAATACTCAGCAGGGACGGGATACTGACCTTTATAATAATGCAATTGGCAATTTTAATTCCTTAGGTGGTGGAAATGCTGGCTCCATGATGGGCAATGGAGTATTTGGAGATCTAGCTAATACTGGTGGCTTTTCTGATGCTGACAAAGCAAACTATCGTGCTAGGGCTACGTCAAATGTTCCTGCATTTTTCTCTGGGGTCCATGATCAATTACAAAATCAAAATCGCGTTAATCATGGCATGAATGCTGGATATACTGCACAGATGAGCAAACTTGCTAGGGATCAGGGTCAAGCAAGTCAAAATGCAACGATGAATGCTGAGGGATCATTGCATGATATGATCAATCAAGGTAAATTAGCAGGGGCTTCTGGTTTACAACGTGGTGCTGAAGGTTTGAATCAGTTTTCTCTAGGTAAACAGGGATTGGCTAATCAAATGTACGGGATGGGGCAATCTGGAGTAAATAGTGGATTCTCTAATCTTCTATCCGGATTGGGTATGAAACAGGCTGATATTAACCAATTGCTCCAGCTACAATCGGGGCGCAATAGTAATGATAGCGGATTAACTAAGTTCTTGAGCCCAATTTTAGGTGCTGGTGGAAGTTTATTGGGTGGTTTGACATCGTTGTTTAGTTCAAAGGGTAATCAGGATAATGGTCAGCAGAGTGGTGGATCTGGCTATGGCGGTGGATCTACTAACTGGTAATCAGAGAGGACAATACTAATGGCTATTTTATCATTACCAAGCATCAAACGCCCCCGTCAAAGTGATCCTATGAATCAGGATAATTATGATTCAAATGGTGATCCTATTAATTTGCCACCAGTAAAATCTCCAAATGGAATTGATGATTTTCTATCTCAATTAGACGAATTGTCAAAACCGTCAAGGGGAATGACTGATTATTCTGAGCATCTAAAAGGGATGCCGGAGAGGGATCAATTTAAAAGTAGTACAGGAAAGAATATCTTGAGCATTTTAGCAGGTGCTATGACTGGTGCTGCATCTGGTGATCCATCAAAAGGTTTAGCCCAAATTAAAGCTATCAAAGATGATCCCTATAATGAAGCCTTGAATGATTGGTCAAATAAAGGAAAATCTCTGAAGACTGAGGCAGACATTGAACGTGAGAATCTTGCTGCTCAAAAGGGTTTGATAGGAGCGAAATCAAATCTATTGAAAGACCAAGCTGACCAAGAATTAAAGAATAAAGAATTTGGATTACAACAAGGAGCTCAGCAATTTCATCAAGGTACTGAATTTCCATCTACACAGGCTCATCAAAAAGCTGAGGAGGGTATTCAGTCTAGGATTGCAGGAGCACATGAAATGACTGCTCAGGCTGCAATGGCTGGTGTTCCTGGGAAACAAGCTGAACAATTACAGAAGGAATCTGATAGACAGCAAAAGCAGTATGAAGCTGAGATGAAACCTGTGCGAGAAGCTGAAAGAAATTACTCAACTATGGCTGGTTTGTCTAAAGAGGGTAATAGTTATGCAGATCTTGGGCTAGTTCATACTTATATCCGAGATTTGACAAATAGTGCTCGCGCCGCTGGTGCTAATGGTGTACAGGCTTATAATAAAGCTGTCGATTGGGAAACAAAGTTCAATAATACCATGGCGCGTACTGTAGGAGGTAGAGCATTATCTCCTGAATCTATTAAGAATTTAGTTGATGCTGGTCAAGCTGTACATGATAGCTACTTTAAAGGTAGAAAAGCAGAAGTTCAAAATAAGTTTGCTGGCGCAGCTAATAAACTTGGATTGAAACCAGAAGAAATTATGTCTGATTATGGATCTGCTGCCCAACCCAATGCTATTCATCCTCATGCGGGTAAATCCGCTGAGCAATTATATCAGGAATCACGATAATGGCTACAATTGCTGAAGTTCAGGCATATATTAAAGCTAATAAAGTTCCTAAAGATATTGGTATAAGAATGATCTCAAAAGCGGAGGATTTTGAATCTCCGGAAGCACAAGTATATCATGAAACTCCTGTATCTGAAGGTGAGAAAACTCCTGGATTTACTGACGAATTTCTACCTACAGCTCTAGCAAAAGGATTAGTTAAAGATCCAAAAGGCACTATCCAATCCCTAAATCCAGCACTAAATCTAGCAAAAGGTGTTGCAACGTCAATCATTAATGCTAAATCTGGCAAAGCCAATTTAGATCAAATTGTTTCTCCTACCCTTGAATCTATTCCTGTTCTAAATTCTTTGGTGACACCTTTTAAGGAAATTGGGGCCATGTCTGGAGGCGACAAAAACGCCCCTGGAGCGCTTCTAGGATCTTTGGCGAACTTCGCCCTTCCCTTCGTCCCCAAGGGGCTTAAAGCCGTTGATGCTTCGCTAGGGGGCCATCTTGGAGGCATGCTCAAAGGTGTATCAGAAGGCGCTATGAATGCCCAACCGAGGGGCCTATTAAGTGCACCTATTCATGGTGCAATAAAAGGATTGATTAAAGGAGTTAATGAACCTGGACCAGTATCTAATCCAATAGATAGATTAGCTTCTGGTTCTGATATGCTATCCCAAGCAAATGCTGAACCCGATGCAGCGGAAAATCCAACTGGTCCTATTGCTGGGGTTCGTAAAGGTGTATCGATGAATGATATGCTGAAGAATATCCCAGAGGCTCCTCCGAAAGTATCCAATATCCAGCAATCAAAAACTGCCCCACAGGAAATCGAATCTGCACTCCAAAGTGTCAAAGCTCCGGAATTGGACAATCCTGCTCAAAGGGCATTAGATATGGCTGAGAGACGATTGAGAATTGCATCAGATCCTAAAGAAGTATCTGATCTAAATAGTAGAATCGAAAAATTAAAAGATATGGTCCAACGTTTACAGGCTCATAAAGAAATGGAAATTTTTTAACGGTAGATTTCGTGATACCATTGATAACACCCGAGACATAACTTTTCATTATTGACAATAGTGCTAGTTGACAATTCCATGAAGTAAAGACCTCCACAAACTCGACAAGGAAAGAGAATGCTTCGATATTCTTTGTTTCCGCTGCTGTTCATAAGTCTAGCGTATCCTGATAAATCCCTACTAAAATCCAAACAGCAAGAAGAAAAGCCACGATTGGAACTAATAGCCACAAAAAGTGCATTACTGTCGCCTGATGGAGTTGAATTTATTGGGAAGATAATTGGTAATATTGATTGGTGCCCCGATGAAATTGTCTGGGTCTGGAGTGACGGCTTTTCTAGGGAGGAGGTTGATTGTGATAAAGTATTCAGTCGATACAGGAAATTGACATGGGGCAAAAATCGGATATGGCTGAAAGTTTATAGTGAGCATAAATTGATGGGGGTTGAATACGTTGATGTTATGGTTGGGGGCTAATCTTCTTCAAAATTTAATTTGGCAATATTATGGAGAAAATCAACCTTCTCACTCATATGCATTGTAGCAGGTGAATTATATATTGCTTGTATAGGATATCCAGTTCTAGTATCACAAACTATAGCATCAGCATATTTATGTTTTTCTTCCCAATCTGCTAACATCTTCGCATCTTCCTTACATAAATCAAATTTAGTATGTTGTGGCAATAAATTTGATCCCCTTTTATGTAATGGTATTATTTGTCTCCAGCCATTCGCAGTCATTATACTACACAAATGCATTACTTGACCTTGTATATTTGATCCACAATCCGGACAGCAATCACCCATCACCCCACCTCCTGAAATCTAGTATACTTAGCAATCGTAGCATCACTTAACTGATTCC